AGGCAGTCGAAGCGGCCAAGCAACCGCAGCAAGGGCAGCCGCCGCAGATCCCTGACGAAATGGTCGCCGAGATGGCCGATCGCCCGTGCTGGGATGAAGTGCTGCAATTCATCCGCAACGAGCCTGAGCGTCGTTTCCTGATCGACATCGAAACCGACAGTTCGGTTGTCGCGGATCAGCAAGCCCAGCAGCAGCAGGCGGTGCAGTTCATGACCGCTGTGGGCGGCTATCTCAAATCCGCAACGGATGCGGTCCAAGCCACGCCCGAATTGCTCCCGTTGGCAGGCAAAATGCTCGAATGGGCGGTCAGGCAATTCCCGATCAGCCGCGACCTTGAAGGCGCGATTGCGTCGGCTGTGCAGGATCTGGAAAAAGCCGCGCTGGCCAAGGCATCGCAACCGCCGCAGCCCGACCCCGAAACAATGAAAATCCAAGGCCAGCTTCAGCTTCAGCAGGCGAAGCAACAGGGCGACATGCAGCTTGCTCAGGCCAAGCTTCAAGGCGATCTGGCGCTGCGTGCAAAGGACATGGCGCACGATCACGCGACCGAACACGCTGGCATGGCTGCAGATGCTGTGCAGGACGCGCAAGCCAATCAGCAGGCCATGCAGCAGCAGGCCATCCAAGCCCATATCGATGCGGCGCTGAAACAGCAGGCAGAGCAGTTCAAGCAACAGACCGCCGTTTTGGTCGCGCATATCCAGAACCTGGGCAAAATCGAGGTGGCGCGGATCGCGGCGGATGCGACTGCAGATGCAGACGCTGAGGCCCATGAAGTCGGGGCCGGCGCCTGATGCCGATCTATGCCATCCGTTGCCCGGCATGCGGCGAGCGCGGCGAAGTGTTCCGCAAGCTGGCGGATCACGGGGATTGGCCTGCGTGTGAATGCGGAACCCCAATGGTTCAAGCGATCACTGCGCCGGCGACAATCCATAACGCAGAGATTTACGACTACAAATCGACGCTCGATGGCGAACACGTCACGTCCCGGCATCAGCACATTGAACACATGCGCAAGCACAACGTGTTTGAAGTCGGCAATGAGATCGATGCGCTTGTGAACCGCAAGCCCGAACCATTGCCCGATCTGAAACATGAGATCGCGCGTGATTACGACATCATCGAAGCCAAGCAAAACCGAGGGGAATTGTAATGTCCGATGGCGAGGCCAAGGGCTTTGATATTGGCGAAGCGTTCGACAAGATTCTGAGCGCGCAAGAGGAAGCGGAAACGCCGGTCGTTGAATCTGCCGAAACCGAACCTGAAAAGCCCGCACGGGACGAACAGGGACGTTTTGCGCCCAAAGCAGAGGAAGCCCCCGAGGAACCGGCAAAAGAGCCTGAAGCAACCCCTGAGGCCGAAAAAACCGATCCAGAACCCGAAGCTCCGCAACCGCCCGAACGCCTGCCCAAGGAAATCCGCGAGGAATGGGGCAAGCTATCTGAGCCGGTGCGAGCGGCGATCGAAAAGCGCGAACGGGAAACGCACGATATCGTCACGCGGGTTGATCGTGAACGCCAGGTTGGCCGCAGCTTTGACCAGACCGTTCAAGAATATCGCGACATCATTGATGCGGACGGTGGCGGCAAACCTGAAGTGGCCGTTCGCAACCTTCTGCACACGGCGCGGATGCTTCGGACTGCCGATCCCGACGCCAAGGCGCAGTTGCTGAACCAGATCGCGACGATGTACGATATCGACATCGAACGCGCCTATTATTCGCGTCCGCAGCCTGAAATCGCCCGCGCCCAACTCGCCATCCAGCAGCGCGATGCCCAGCTTGCGTATTACCGGGCGCAGGAACAACAAGCGCAGACCGGTCAGATCGAACAGACGATTGAGCAATTCGCCGCGTCCGTGCCGTATTTCGCAGAAGCTGCACCGGAAATGGAACGTCTGGCCCGTGCTGGCGTCAGTACAGACTTGCAAACTCTGTACAACATGGCTATAGCGGCAAATGACGCACTGCGCTCCACCTCTATTGCGCAACAGGCTGAGGCGCTAGCTCAAGCCAAGCTTGCCGAAGAGAAAGCCAAGCAGGATGCGCTTGTCGCGAAAGCGCGACATGCCGCCGTGTCACCTCCCAGCGCTTCGGGCCATGCCAAGCCTCCGGGAATCGCCACCCTTGATCCACTTGAGGCGATGTCGCTGGAATATGACGCGATTATCGCCCGATATTCGGGATAATCCACCATGGCACTCGGTACTCCCGGTGCGTCGGAACTGATCAGCGCCACCCTGCGCAACCGTTCCAAGACCGCCGCTGACAACTTCACGTACAACAACGGCCTGCTCAAGTTTCTGAGCAAGGCGGGCAACATCAAGCCGATTGACGGTGGTCGTACCATCGCCAAGTCGGTGATTTTCGCCCAGAACAACACGGCGAACAGCTATTCGGGTTACGATCCGATCAACATCACGCCGCAGGACACCCTGACCCTCGCCGAATTTGCGATCGCGCAATACGCCGCGTCGATCACGATCAGCGGAATCGAACTGCTGATGAACAGCGGCAAGGAACAGGTGATCAGCCTGATCGATGAGCGCGTGAACAACGCCTATGGCTCGCTGAAGAACAAGCTGGCCGTCGATCTGTACGGCGACGGCACCGGCAACAACGGTCGCGCCGTAAACGGTCTGGCCGCGCTGGTTTCGTCCACCCCGACCACTGGTGTCGTTGGTGGTATCGACCGTTCGACCACGCTGGGCACTTTCTGGCGCAACCAGAAGTTCTCGGGCGTCACCGATGGGGGTGCGGCGATCTCGTCCGCAAACATCGTGGACTACATGAACCGGACCTACGTCCGCTGCGTTCGCCAGGCTGACAAGCCGAAGGTGATCGTGGCCGATAACAACCTATATCTGACCTACCTTCGCGCGCTGCAGGCTCAGCAGCGTTTCGCGTCGGCGGACAGCGCTCAGGCTGGTTTCGGCGAGCTGATGTTCATGTCGAACATCCCCGTCATTCTGGACGGCGGTTTCGGCGGCGGCGCTCCCGCAAACACGATGTACTTCCTGAACACCGACTACCTGTTCTTGCAGCCGCATTCGAAGCGGAACTTCACCGAGATCAGCGAAGTCAACCCCGTCAACCAGGATGCTCTTGTCAAGCTGGTCGGCTGGGCGGGCAACCTCACCATGTCTGCGGGTTTCCTGCAGGGCGTGCTGACCGCGTAAGGAGCGCAGAACATGGCATATACTGTCCTCGAAGTCACCGCCGGGCTTGTCGATCTTTACAACGTCGATACGCTTGGCCCCGGCCCTCTGGCTGGTCTGGCGACTGGCCCGACCACTCGCGGCTTCACCAATTTCCCCGGCGTGGAAATCAAGGGTTTTGACCCTTACCTCGGCGCCGGCACGTTCATCTATGGCCGCGCATCGACCACGATCGCCGCCGGTGGCGTGTGTGAAGTCGGCGTGAACGTGTCGGCCACCAACCGCTATGACATCCAGTTCACCCCGTGGGCTGGTACGGCGAACAGCGGCAAGGCTCTTGCCATTGCGCTGGTTGCGCTGACTGTCGGTCAGTACGGCTGGTTCCAGGTCGAAGGCAACGCGATTGCCAACGTGCAGGGCACCCCGGCTGTCGGCAACCCGATGTACTGGCAGGCAACCGGCGTGGTTTCGCCGACTGCTGTCAACGGCAAGCACATGCTGAACACGACGGCGATGTCGGCTGTGTCGGCCCAGATCGGCACCGGAGCGGGTTCGTCCAACACCTACGTTCCCGGCTCGAACGTGGGCACCCTTTCCAGCACTCAGGCCGTTCTGTTCCTGAACCGTCCGCTGGCTCAGGGTCAGATCACCTAATGAAAACTGGGGGATGGTTGCCGGATCATCCCCCACCCCTTTCTGGAGAGAAAGCCCATGAGTGAAGTCACAGTATCGATTGACGGCTACGACAATCCCAATTCGTCGGCCATTGTCGAGTTCTACGATGGCCGCGACTACATGAACGACCTTGATCGTCGGCAGGCCATCGCCGAAGGGCGCATGACGGCTGAGGATGAGGATTTCCGCGTCGTGCCGTTCATTCGAGTGACTTTTCCGGGTCGGCAGGATCTGAAGGTTGACCGCATTGCCATTACCGAAACCATCGGTGATGCGATCGGCGATCATGAGCGTTTCCCGCGTGAATGGGCGGCTTACAAAGCCAACCGCTCGCAGGAAATCATCGGCACGCCGCTGAGCGTCATCGAGACGTTCAACGACGGCGACATTGCCAGCCTTGCCTCGAAAAACATCCGTTCGGTCGAAATGCTGGCGAGCCTGACCGATACCAGTGTTTCGGCGCTGGGCATGGGCATGCGACGTTACCGTGACATTGCCCAGAAATATCTCTCTTCGCAGCCTGCACCGCTGCCGCCCGCTGTTCAGTCCGAGATGGACGAACTCAAAGCGCAGATCGCGGTGCTGACCGCTCTCGTTTCGAAACAACCCCGCAAGCAAAGGGAAACAGCAGATGCCTTCAGTCAGTAAACTCGTCGGCATGGGTGCGCCCGCTGCTGGCGCAGGCTTCATGGTCGGCGATGTCGCCTCGGGTCTGACCGCTACCGGTTCGACGCAGGGCACCGCTCTGGCGATCACGGCCAACTTCAACCAGTTCACGACCGTGGCAGCTTCGACCGGTGCTGTGCTTCCGGCGCTGTCGTCCTCGCCGCAGCTTGGCGTGACCAATGGTGACAGCATCGAAGTTTTCAACGCGGGCGCGAACGCTCTGGCGGTCTATCCGCCGTCGGGTTCGTCCATCAACGGGCTTTCGGCGAATATCGCCATTTCCGTTCCGGCGAACAAGGGCGCGCGCTTCATCATGCTGACGCCGACCACTTGGGGCTGCATCCTTAGCGCCTAATCGAAGGTGTTGACCGATGGCGAAAAACCTACTGGCCATCGTTCAGACGGCGGCGCTCGAACTTGGCCTTCAATCTCCTGCGTCTGCGATTGGCAACCCCGATCAGCAGACGCAGCAGATGGTTGCTCTGGCCAACCGTGAAGGCAGCGAACTAGCCCAGATCGAAGGCGCGTGGACGGCTCTGCGGGGCATCCAGAATATCACGCTGGTAGCTGGGCAGGATACCTACGCCTTTCCGACCGACTTTGCGTATTACCAGCAAGACACGTTCTGGAACAGCACTTCGCACATGCCCCTCACCGGGCCAATGTCGCCCGCTGACTGGCAATACCTCAAATCCGCGATTGCGCCTGCGGGTGTGTATATCCGCTATCGGATCATGAACGGTTCGATCGTGTTCGATCCGGTGCCTCAAGCGGCGCCCACGGGTTATTCGATTCCTGCCGGGTTTTCGCTGATCCCGTATGTCGCGGGCAATGTGATCTCGATCGAATACGTGTCGAGCAACTGGTGCCAATCGGCGGCGAGTGTGCCGCAAAGCCAATTCCTGGCCGATACCGATACGCCGCTGCTGCCCGATGACTTGTTTGTGCTGGGCCTCAAATGGCGGTTTCTGGCTGCCAAGGGTTTCAATTACGCGGAGGAAAAAGACGCCTACACCGTGGCCCTGTCGCGGTATCATCCGCGCGACAAGGTCACTGAAAGCATCCACATGGATGCACGGCGCAATGACCTGTTCCTCAACATGGGCATTCTGCCTGCGGGTAGCTGGCCCGGTCGATGAAAGCCGATCAAGCCAAGCGCCAGCGCGTTTCGACATCGGCCACGGTGGGCGCCCCTGTCGGTGGTCTCAACGCGTTGAATGCGGTTGCGGAAATGCCCGAGACCGACGCGCTGATCTTGGACAACTTCTTTCCGCGCACCACCGATGTCGTGACCCGCAACGGCTATCAGGCGTGGGCAACGGGAATGTCGGGATCGGTCGAAACGATCATGGCCTTTCGCGGCGGCACAGTGAACCAGTTGTTTGCGATCGCCTCCGGTTCGGTCTGGCAGTGCACCAACCAAGGCGCGGCGATCTCCACCGGAGTTACCGGCCTTGCGAACAGTCGGTTTCAGTATGTCAATTTCGGCACGCCTGGCGGACACTTCATCTACGCGGTGAATGGCGCAGATTATCCGCTGCTGTATGACGGCACGACGTGGTTGAAGGTCGGCAACGGTGCGGGCGCGGCGATCTCTTCGATCACCTATTCCGGCACCACGGCGACCGTCACAACGCTTGCACCGCATGGTCTGGTCAATGGGGCCAGCGTGACCGTAACCGTGTCTGGTGCGGCTCCCTCGGCCTACAACGTGACCGCTGCGGCGATCAACGTCCTGACATCTACCACGTTCACCTACACCATGGGGTCAAACCCCGGCATGAACGCAACGTCTGTCGGCACCTATACCTACACCCCGTCCATCCAAGGCGTTGATCCTCGTCTGCTGCGGAACTGCGATGCGATCAATAGCCGGATGTGGTTTGTCGAAAATGCCAGCTTGCGGGCATGGTATCTGCCGCTCAACTCGATTTCCGGCACGGCTTCATCCATTGACCTGTCGAGCCTCGCCAAACAAGGCGGATACCTTGCGGCGGTGTTCGGGTTTAGCATCGCCTCGGCCTACGGGATACAGAATTACACGATCTTCATCACGTCCGAAGGCGAGGTTTTCAGCTATACGGGATACGATCCCACCAACGCCTCAACGTGGGCTTTGGCTGGCCGGGGACGTGTGGGAGCACCCGTTGGCGATCGGTTCTGGACGCGCATCGGAACGGATGTCGGGATCATCGGCAGGGATGGGGTTATCCCCCTGTCAAAAGCTTTGCAGATTGATCGAGAGGCCGACAATATTGCGATTTCGTACAAGATCGTAAATGCGGTCAACAATGACGTTCAAAGCTATTACGCGAACTTCGGGTGGCAGCTCCAAGTCTATCCGCTGGGCAATTTGCTGATCGTCAATGTGCCGGCTATCCCTGATCAGTCCGCCTATCAGTATGTGATGAACACAGTCACGAACGCATGGTGTCGATACGTCGGTATCAACGCGAACGTGTGGGAATTCATGTCCGATCGGCTGTTTTTCGGCGCCAATGACGGAACACTTTACCAAGCTGAAACCGGATCGAACGACAACGGCGCACCGATTGTTGCCACGGCGAAGCAGGCGTTTTCGTATTTCGGCAAGCCAGGAGCCCAAAAGCGGTTCTCGGGTTCGCGGCCCGTGTTCACTGCCACGGGCGGGGCAACGATCAATTTCGATATGAACGTGGACTATGAGGATAAGCCGGTTTCCTCGGTGCCTTCGTTCACGGTCCCAGGCAATCAGCTTTCGTGGCCGTTCCCGTGGCCATCGGCGTGGGGGCCATCCTCGGTCACGTCCAAAACCCTGCAGTTTGCCAGTGGGATTGGGTACGCCGGGGCGGCGAAACTGACAGCTTCCGTCAAGTATCAGCCCGTTTCGTGGCAGGCCACCACGTATTTTTTCGAAACCGGTGGGCCAATCTGATGCGGACTGAACAGATCGGCGAAAACCGTTGGCTGATCTACGATGAACCGCGACTTTTGGAATGGTGCGCCAGTCGAATCCCCGGATTGAGCGCGGAAGCGTGGCACAGAGAGGGCGCATATCCAATCGGTGTGGGGACTTCGACGGAAATCATCGCAGTAATGGTTGCACATGGGTACGAACCGGCGTATAGGAATGTGCAAATCTCAATGGCAGCCACTCGGCCCGATTGGGCAAGACGCTCCACCATTCAACGGCTCCTGAACTACCTGTTCGGGCAATTGAAGGTGGACCGGGTGACTACTCTCATCGCAGCATCAAACAAACGCGCCCTTCGCTTCAACGAGGGGCTTGGCTTCGTGCGAGAGGGGGTGATTAAAAACGGTTGCGGCGATGATGACCGCATTATCCTTGGCCTGTATCGTTCGGTTGCCTCTGAGCGTGGGTGGATCGCGTGAGCAAGGCACCATCCCCGCCCGATCCGTACCAGACGGCGGCTGCTCAAACGCAGTCGAACCAGCAAACGGCTGCTTATAACGCGGCGCTGAACCGCACGAACACGACGAGTCCGCTGGGTTCTTCGACGTATACGGTCACGGGCAAAGACCCGACGACGGGCGCGCCGATCTATTCGCAGACCATTGCTTTGTCGCCCGAACAGCAGAAGCTGTATGACGCGCAAATGTCGCAAAACAACCAGATCGCAAGTCTGGGGCAGGCGCTGACGGGGCAGATTGGCAATTCGATCGCGAACCCGCTGACCGGTTCGGCAACGTCGGCGGCTGACGCGGCAAATGCGTATTACGCGCAACAGCACGCGTATCTTGATCCCACGCAGCAGAACGCGAACAACGACCTTGCGGCGAAACTGGCCAATCAGGGGATTGTGCAAGGCTCCGATGCTTACAACCGCGCGATGGAAGAGCAAAACCGCAACAATACGTTCCAAAATCAGCAGGTTTTGGACAGTTCGGTTTTGCATGGCCAGCAGGCGCAGCAGCAGGCAATTGCGAACCAGACGGCGGTAATCAACCAGCCCTATAACGAGCTGGCGTCGCTGCGGTCTGGCCAACAGGTGCAGATGCCTTCGTTCCAAGGGACGGCGCAGAGCAACGCGAACCCGACGGATGTCGCGGGCATTATCAACAACGCCTACAACCAGCAAGTTTCGGCGGCAAACAACACGATGAGCGGCTTGTTTGGGCTAGGCGGCGCTGCTCTGACTGCGTTCTCCGATCGTCGACTCAAGCGCGACATCAAGCGCATTGGCACCACGCCGACCATGCGCCTGCCGGTCTACGAATACCGCTATCACTGGTCGCCTGAGCGCCATGTGGGCGTGATGGCTCAGGATGTCGCAAAGGTGCGCCCTGATGCCGTCGTAACAATGCCTGGCGGCTACATGGCCGTTGATTACGCGAAGGTGGCGTGATGGCTGGGGTGCAAACCGTATCCTTCGTGAACCCCGCTGACCCGATCGGGCAGCAGATGCAGATGCAGGAAGTGCAGCGTCGGCAGGCGCTGGCCGATGCTCTGCGCCAACAGTCCTTGGAAGCGCTGCCCACCAACCAAGGGCCGTTGTCGATCTGGCAGGGCGTTGCCAAGCTGGCTGATGCCATCGCATCGAACCATATCAACCGGCAGGCCCAGCGCATGGGCTATGATGTGTCTGCCCGTGGCGCGAATGCTCTGGCGACGGCAATGACGCCTGCGGGACAGCCCGTCCGGTTGCCCTATGACCCGAACCAAAACCCCTACGCGACCAATGAACAGGGCCGCAACTTCGGGCAGCGGCTTGGTGACTTTATCCGTGGTGGTGCTCCGGTCGGTCAATCGCCGATGGGGCAACCGGCACAGCCCGCGCCGCCCGTTCCGAATATTTCACCCGCGATCGCACCGTCTCAACAGGCGGTTGCGCCGGGTCCGAACGCACAGCCTCAACTGCCCGCGCCGTCCTCTCCCGGTGTCGCGGCGGCTCCCGTGGCAGATCCCTCGCCTGCCACGGGCCAGATGCCAGCGCCACAGAGCGCGCCCATGCCTCAAGCGCCTCAGCAGCCGCAAGGCCCTGTGGGCACTGGCGCGCTGTCTCTGACCGGCAATCCGCAAATCGATATGCCGCTGATGATGACGGACCCTGGCGAATACAACAAAGCGCTTATCGCGGCTCATACGCCCACGGATTTTGTCAAAACACTGATCGCTGCCAACATCGATCCGAATAGCCCAATCGGTCGGCAATTGATCCAGCAGCAGGCATTCAAGCAAAATTACGTTGCGCCGGAAAATGCGCGGGGTGGAAGTTGGACGACTGATCCGCTGACCGGGCGCAGGACGTATAACCCCACGCTTCCCGAAGGTTCCGCGCCGCAGTTTGGCCCGAATGGCGAAGTGCTGTCGGTTTCGGCAATTCCTGGCGCGGCGGCTGTCGAAGGAACGATGTCTGGTGCAAAGGCTGGGGGCACGGCTGCCGCTCAGGCTCCGTATGAACTCGTCGATGTCACGGGACCAGACGGCAAGCCCTATAAGGTTCCCAAGTCGTATATCACCGGGGGCGCCAGCGCTCCTACGCCTGCGGGCAAACCCGGTGGTGGTCTGAACGACTTCTACAAGGGCGATAAGCCCGGTAACGGTGTTCCCACCAACCTGCACGGCGGCGCTCCAGCTGGCCTTAGTCCTGCTGAAAGAGCCGCTCAAGAACAAGCTGCCAAAAACAGCGCCGATGCATTCAACGCGGCGATTGCGAACGGCGAAACCAGCAAGCAAACGCGGTTTCAACTTCGCCAGCTTTTGCAAGAAGCCGAAGGTCTGCAAACCGGCGTCGGCGCTCAAGCTATTTCCGGCGCAAAATCGTTTGCAAACACTGTCAACGACAACCTGCTTGGCGGCGTGCTTCCGCATTTTTCGTCGGACGTTATCGCGAAATACGATTCCATCAAAAAGCTGGGCGCGCAATTGGCCGGTTCCGCTGGTGGCGGCACGGCAACCGATGCGCGGCTGAAGAACGCGATCGACGCCATCCCCAACGCGCATTACGCGCCCGCAGCGTTTCACGAAGTCGGCATTTTGCTCGATGCCAAGGCTGCGGCAGATCAGGCGCGGTCGCAAGCTGCTGCCCGCTGGATGCAGCGCTATGGCCCCGAAAGCTATCCGAAGTTCGCCGCCACATGGCAGACGGTCGAAAACCCGGATGTGTTCTATCACGTCGCCAAGGGTGACTTTGCGCAGTGGGCTAAGGGCATGTCTCCCACGGCGCGCGCGAAAGCCTTCAAGGAATACGGGACTTATAAAGCGCTGGGGGCTTTCTGATGGCCTCGCCCGATTTCACGGCGCTTGAACGGAAGTACGGGCTTCCACCGGGCTTGCTCGCGGCGCAGCAGGTTGTGGAAAGTGGTGGCCGTGATGTCACCTCGCCCGCTGGCGCCGCTGGCCCTGCTCAATTGATGCCGCAAACCGCGCGCTCGCTGGGCGTCAATCCGCACGATCCGATGCAGGCTGCAGAAGGTCAGGCCAAGATCATGGCCGACAATCTCAAGGCCACTGGCGGCGACATTGAACGTGCGACCATGATGTACCATGGCGGTCCTGATGAACGTCAGTGGGGGCCGAAAACCCGTGCGTACCCGCAGAAGATCCTTGCGGCCCTTCAGAACGGCCAAGCGCCCGCTGCTGATCCGAACGACCCGCATAGTCTCATTCTGGGCGATGCGCCCGCTAGTGCGCCAGATGATCCCTATGCGGCGATTGCGGGAAGTGATACACCTGCGCCCGGTGGTAACGCTCCTGGCCCTGCTCCTGCACAAAGTCCTCATGGGGCTGTTCCTTTGGGTGGTAACGCTCCCGCTGGAAGTGTTCCTGTTTATAATCGATCCGTTCCCGGAACAGCGCAAGGCCCGCAGGAAAGCACAGTCACGTCGCTGGCTCATGGCCTCAATGATGCGGGCTGGGCGGCGTTGGGCGGCATTGATTCGTTGGCTGGCACGGCTGAAAAGCTGGGCGCGCTCGGCCTTGATGCGACGGGTTTAACTCACGGTCTCGCCGACTGGGCAGACAAAGACAACGCCAGCGCACAACAGTTTTTCCGGGATCGGCAATACAATCCTGATGGCGTAGCTTCGACGCTCGGCGATTTCGGCGGCATGTTCCTTGGCGCTGCGCCCGCTGCGGAATTGAAGCTTTTCAACGCGGCACAGGATGCATCAAAGCTGGCGCGAATGGGCGCGAAGCTGGGCAACTATGCCGCGCAAGGCGGCGCTGCCGGTCTGCTGACCTCGGACGGCAAAAACATGCTTGCCAACACGGGCATCGGCGCGGTTGGCGCTCCTGTGCTTGGAGCCGCGCTGGAAAAGGTCGCGTTTCCCGCTGTCAGCGCAGCTTATCGGGGATTGGTGCCGCAAACCGCTCGCACTGCGATCGCCGATGCGCTCGCTGCGGCGAAAGCCAAGGCCGCCGGTCTTATCCCTGGTGCGAAACTGGCTTCGGGTGCAGACGCCGGCGCTGTCAAATCCTCGATCGCCTCCATGGTCGATAGTGGCGCAACGGCATCGGAAATCGCATCCCAGTTTCCCGACGCAAACCCTGCCGAAATTCAGGCTTGGGTTAATTACCGCGCGCAAGGCGGCAAAGACCCCGTGTCGTTTTCGGGGCAACCGGCAGGCAGTCAACCTGCACCCGACCAGATCGCCGCCGCGCTCAAAGCCGCTGGCGCACGCCGTGGCATCGAAGCGACCACCGACCTGCCCGCACCTGTCGCCGCACGCGTTCAGGAACTGACTGGCCTAGGCGTCCCGCTGGATCACGCAATCAATCAGGCCAGCATTGAACACGTCGGCGCTCAGCCCACGGTCGGCAGTGTCACCCGCAGCCGCGTCGAACAACAGGCCGAACGCGAAGGCGCCAAACAGGCCACGCCCGAGGGTGCGGCTCTGGCTTCCCGTATGGCCGACAACAACGCGGCTTTGCACGATCAGGCTCAGCAGGTTGTCGAAAACCTCGGCGGTGTTCCTGCCCATGGCGAAGCGACACAAGCGGCGGCGGAATCTCTGGCGAAGTCCTCGGACGCTGCACGTGCGAAGGTCAACGCGGCATATGAAACCGCGCGCGCTCAGGACGGTGATCAGCGCGTATCGATCGATTCCTTGCGGGAACTTCTCGCGCGTCCTGACTACCAAGCCCCCACCACGACTGAAGGCGCACAACTCGTCAATGGGCTGCGCTCGCAGATCGAGGCGATGGCCAAGGAAAACGGTGGCCGCTTTAGCCCCGACGAAATCGACGCGCTGAGCAAGTCTGCTAATGCTGCATACAATCCTATGGGCGGCGGCGCGAACCACATGGTCAGTGAGGTCAAGAGCGCGCTCAACGACAGTCTGGACCAATTCGACAACGCTGGCCCTGCATATCGTAAAGCACGGGATCTTCATCGTCAGTGGGCAGAACAATACGACGATCCTGCCGGCATCGCCAAGCTGATCCAGCGCGATGCCAAGGGCAATTTCGTCAATTCGGACAACTGGCGCCTGCGTGAAAACGCACTCACTCAGAGATTGTCGGACAAGGCGTTTGGCCAGGTTGTTCGCCAGCTTCAAGCCAATGGCGACACGGAAACGCTCGCCAAGCTGAAAGCGTCGATCGTTCAGAACGCATATGAGGATGCGACTGCCAGCGCGGCAGATGAAAGCGGCCATCCTGGCTTCAACGCTCGCAAGTGGGAAACGGCGCTTAACAAGGTCGGCCTGCCCAAGCTGAACGCGATCTTTTCGCGCGATGAAATTGCCCATCTGGCCACAATCGGCAGGGCTGCGCGTGCGCTGAATGAAGCTGTGCCGGGCACTGATAACGCATCAAATACCGCATCCGCGCTGGCGAATGCTTTGCGTGCTGCCGATGCTAAGCCTCAGGCTGGAACGGTAGGCAAAGCCCTTCGTATGGGCGCGCACATTATCGCCGGCCATTCGGTTCCCGGCGTCGGCAATCTCGCGGTTGAAGCGGCTGCCAACACGGCCAGCGCGCAGGGTGCCAAGGCTGCTCAACGCAAACTGGCCCAAGCGATCCAGACCAATCTTAACCCCGACGCTGCCCGCGCGGCTGCGAACGAAAACGCCATTTCTGCTGCGGAACAAGCCAAGCGCCAAGCCCTTGCACAGGCGCTGGCTCAGCGTGTCGCGGCCCCCGCAATTTCGGCAAGGAAAAAACGCTAATGGCTTTCGCATCAGGCGTGTTCAGCCGCCTCTACAACTTCACCGCCGATGCCGCTGCGTCGATCCCGGCGCAACCTGGGCGATTTGATGCGGAATTGAACGGCATTGCGACCGGCCTTTCGACTTGCCTCCTGCGGGATGGTTCGCAGACTGTCATCGCGAATATCCCGATGAACGGCTACAAGTTTACCGGCCTCGGAGCGGGAAGCGCGTCGGGTCAGGCGGTGATCTTCGACCAGCTTGCGAACTATGCCCCGCTTGCGTCTCCGGCGTTCACCGGCACGCCTACGGCTCCCACAGCCATGGTTGGCACGAACACCACACAGATCGCCACCACGGCCTTTGTGACGGCTGCGGTGTCTGGCGCCGGATATGCGCCGCTCGCGTCTCCCGCATTCACCGGCACGCCGTCTGGCCCGACCGCAACCGTGGGCACGAATACCACGCAGCTTGCGACCTGCGCCTTTGTATTGGCTAATACGGGCGGATTCACAACGACTTACACCAGTCCTGCGCGGGTGCTTGGCACAAATTACACAGCCGGTTCAACATACCGGCTTGTTATTGCGAATTTCGGCGCCGCTCCCACTGCCGGGTCAACCATTTTCACACCAACGGTCGGCGGCGTCACGCTGCCCACGGCGTCGGTGACTTATGCGTCTGGCCTCAGTTCGACGGGGCCAATGACGTTCGTTGTGCCGCCGGGCGCGACGTATTCGGTGGCGGCAAGTGGAAACAATGTTGCCGGGGCTTCCATCATTAGCTGGGTAGAACTCTAATGTCTTTTCAGCAGATCACGATCCTTGACTATCAAGGCGCGAAACAGACCGTCAACACCACGCCGAATGCGGGGCAGGCGACTTCGGGCAATAGCTTGCCTGTGGTTCCGTCAACGACCGGGATCGTGCAGTGGAATGGTACTGTCTACGACATGACCAATTACAGCACTGTCGCAATCAATTGCATGGTCGCTCCGACAACCGCGTGGACGATCACAGCAGATGACGGGATTAATTCCGCGATTACCGTTTCTGCTGTCGCCAACAACTCCACCGGCATTTTCACCACAACGACCATTTCGGCGGTTGGCCGTTACACGATTCCCGGAAACTGCCGCGTGACGCTTAGCGGCGGTTCTGGCGGCACGTTCTCGATTGTCGGGTTCAACTGAGATGTCCGGCCTGACGCATTCCGATCTGCACCAAGACATGGGCGGTCTGAAGGTGGGCCAGCAAGCGATGGAGAAGCGTTTGGACCGTCTGGAACAGATGATCGCGGACGGCTTCAAGGAAATCCGCGCGGAAATTGCTGACCTGAAAATCCGCGATCGGCAACGCAGCGCGCTCGAAAAGGCTGCCGTGTGGATGGCTGGCGCGGTCGGTGCGGTGTTTGCAGCGGTCGGCACTGCGCTGGTGGAGCATTTCGCGAAATGACCCCGCAGCCCGACATCATCGCAGCGGCGCGCGCGGCTCAGTCCAAGTGGGGCGTGCCTGCCAGCGTGTCCATTGCGCAATACGCCTTGGAAAGCGGATGGGGCGCGCACTGTCCGGGCAACAACCCTTTCGGCATCAAGGCGATGCCCGCTTACGGCGTGCAGCGGCTGATGACCACGGAAGTGATCCACGGGCACGCGGTGAAAATCCCGCAGGATTTTTGCGCGTTCGCCTCGATCAACGACGCTTTCGATTGCCACGCCAAGCTGCTGGCCAACGCACCGGTCTACGCCGCTGCGATGCGCGCAAAGACCGTGGATGCGTTCGTTGCCGCGATGGCGCCGCACTACGCCACCGACCCCCAATACGCCGCCAAGATCATGGCGATTATCAACGGGTCGAAGCTGACCCAATACGACAGGCCGATGTCATGAAAGTCCTGGAATACATCAAGGCTCGTTTGGCCGAACGCTCGACGTGGGCGTCGATCTCTGCGGTGATCGTGGGCGCTGCTGCTGTGTCGGCGCCCTATTCCTACGCGATCATTGGCGTGGGGATTATCGGTGCAATGGTGCCTGAACCCAGGGGGGACGACAATGGCAACTGATATTATCGCACAGGGTCTGGCTGCTAACGCTCAGACCATTGCGACCCAAGGCACAACCTCGATCCGGCGCGGTATTCCGATCTCGGCAGCCAACCGCGTCGGCGGCTTGGGCGGCGTCGGGGCAACCAACGTGACCGATGGCACAGTGTCCGGTGCGACCTATCGGATGCTGCACAAGGTGCCCGCGACTGTCGGATTCTGCGACATTCAGTTCGTCTATGGCAATTGGAATTGGCAGGCGACCGGCGAGGTGGCCGGGGCCAATGCGATCACCGTCAAAGCCTATCTGGAATACAACGGCACGAGCTATCCGATGTATTTCAACGGCGCGCAGACCGTCACCATCCAGCCCGGTGTGACCGTCACCACGGATATTCTGCCGATCACGCTTCCTGCCGGGGCGAGTTTCTGGACGCGGACCTATGTGACCAACAACGGCGTCGGTAGCGGGACGTGGCCGCTTGGGCCGATCACCAACGCGACATCGGCAAGCACTGATACCAACAACTACAATACCGCTGGCGGGGATGTTGCCAGTTCGACGGGGAACATCGGCAGCGGCGGCGCTGCCTATTCCTTCGACGCGATCAATATCATCGGTGTCCCGACTGCGGCGACAAAGTCGGTCGGGATCGTCGGCGACAGTATCGCGGCAGGCAACTCCGATTCCGGCGCCCTGACGATCTACTACGGGCCGATTGAGCGCGCTTTGGGGCAAAACGTGCCTTGGACGCGCATGACGCGATCGAGCTACAAATCGGCCTATGTCGGCGGGGTCTACAGCCGTTCGATGTCGCTTTTCGCGCGCGGCACGGTCTCGGCGATCATTGCAGAACTGGGCATCAACGACATCCCCAGTCAAACCCTGGCCTCGTTCCAAGCACTCAAGATCAGCGAATGGACCATGCTAGGCGCGCGCGGCGCTCGGATCTGGCAAACCACGATCACGCCTCAAACCACAAGCACCGACAACTGGACGACGCTCGCCAACCAGACGATTTTCAACACCGGTTACAACACGATCCGCATCAGCTTCAACAACTGGCTGCGCGCCGGTGCGCCCATTGTGGCGGGCGTGGCTGTGTCTGTCGGCACCTCGGGTGCTTTGGTGGCTGGGCAGACCGGACACCCTCTGACCGGATATATCGAGTTCGCCGACGCGGTAGAAAGCGCGCGTGACAGCGGGCTTTATGCAGTCGCAACGAACGCGCGGGTTGTGACCGATGCGGCAATCTCAGCCAGCAGCGCCACGCTGACCAGTGCGACGGCGGCGTTCACCAATGCCGATGTCGGGGTCTCGGTCTATGTGGCTGGGGCCGGGACATCGGGTGCTGCCCTGTCCACTTGGATTCTGTCCGTAACGAACAGCACGACAGCGGTTCTTTTCTCGAACGCGAGCACGACCGTTAGCGGAGCGAGCCTGAAGATCGGCGGCCTTACCCTCGACGGGCTGCATCCCAACAGCGCCGGAAACCTCAAGGCATCTGCTGTGTTCACGGCAGCGTTGCCGAATTTGTGAACTGGAAACGCAATGAGCTGGCTCGCGATCAAGTTGCTTTTCGGTGGCCTCTGGGGGCGCCTTAGGGCCTTCCTCAGCGCGTTTGCATCATGGGCCACCCGCAACCCCGCATGGGCGCTGTGCATCGCTCTGGCGCTGGTCAGCGCCTTCCTGTGGCACGAATGGAGCGTCAAGGCGCGCCAAGTCGAAAAGCTGGCGGGCGAGATCAAGGACATCCGCGCCGCGCAGCAAACCGCAACCGCAAACCAGATCCACATCAACAAGCTGCCGGCGATCGCCAGTGCAGCGATTGCGAGGCAATCCGATGCGCAAGCCCCTGCCTATTATCGTTCTGTGGCCGATGCTGCTGCTGGCCAGTTGCGCACCTGCCCTGCAAGTTCGCCCGGCGCTGCCGATCTGCCCCGAGCCGATCCGCCTGCCCCGGTCGATGACCGATCCCCTGCCGCTGCCGTCATGGTTTCCCGCCCCAAAGCCGACGACGACCTTCTCGTTGCCGCAGCCGCGCGCGCCGCCCGAATGCACCAAGACGCCCTCGACCTGATTGCCCAGGGCGTTGCCGTGCCGGATGACGCGCCGACGCCTTGATCTCCCCTCGATCGCAAGGTGATAAATGGATATCGATCCGCGACTGCTCGAAATCGCCACGCTTCGGGAAAAGGAACTGATCGAAGCCATCCGCCAACACGGCTCGGCCCGCGCCGCCAGCGCAGCGCTTGGCATGAATCCTAAGGCCGCGACCGCCGCGCTCACCCGCGCGCGCAATCGCCTGAAAAGCAAGGTGGCGATCGTGCCGACGGGAACGCCCTTGCCCGATTCCGATGTCGAAATCGAGGATGTCATCGGCATGATGCGCCGCCGCTTCGTCAAGCGGTACGAGTACACCAAGGCCAAACGCTGGCGGGAATTTTCCGTGCCCACGAGCGGCCCTTATGCGCTGATGTTGTTCGGCGATCCGCACATTGACGATGACGGTTGCAATTGGGAGCTGCTGCACAGCCATTGCGAGCTGGCGGCGCGCACGAAGCACCTTTACGCGGTGTCGATCGGGGACGTTACCAACAATTGGACCGGACGCCTCGCCGCGCTCTATGCCCAGCAGGAAACCAGCGTTACCACCGCGCGCAAGCTCATCAAGTGGCTCATGACCGAAAGCGGCGTGCCCTGGTGGCTGTGGATCCACGGAAATCATGATGCGTGGTCGGATGGTATTCCGATCATCGAGGGCATGAACGTCAACCAGATCGTCATGGAAGACTGGTCGGCCAAAGTCACGCTTGCCTCGCCAAACGGCCACAAGCTGCGTCTGTGGGCCACGCACAACTTCAAGGGCCATTCCATGTGGAACAAGCTGCATGTCGCTCAGCGGGCCGCGCAAATGTCAGACTGGGCGCATCTCTATGTCGCTGGCCATCACCACAACTGGGCGCTGCATCAAGAGGAACATGACGAGCGCAATTTCACCTACTGGCTGGCACGGGTGCGCGGCTACAAGTTCATTGACAGCTATGCCGATCACCACGGGTTCGGGCACCAGAACAACGGCGCATCCATCCTCGCTGTGATCGATCCGACAGCGGACAAGCTGAACGCGGTGACGTGTTTTGCGGATCCGTTCGAGGGTGTGGAGTTTCTGGCATACAAACGGCGCAAGGCAGCATGATCGATACCGCGCTCAATTATCAATCAGCATCCAACCGCACCGCTGTAGCCCTGCTTCAACGCGCTGCCCTTGTCATGCAAGAGCGTAGACCATCGGCAAAGGTAGAACACGCTGCGGGATCACTGGCGCTAATCGTGATCCGCATGGCGACCGAGGGCGCGCCTGATGTGGCGGATGAATTGGAACGGGTGGCGATGCTGTTGCGGGCGTGAACACTTGTCGAACATAATGTGCCGCGCTATGTGCCACCGCAGTCCTGCGCACGGCGCGCATTTCGCGGGTTTCGCGCGGGGCAAAAACGGCAGAAACACACGGGTTTCCGCCATGTTGCCGGATTAGCACAGCGGTAGTGCAGCGGTTTTGTAAACCGACCGGGTAAATCCTGAACAACCCGCAAAACCCGCAGAGTTCCGCCATTTTCCGCGCGTGGTCATTTCTCAAACCGCTATGCCTGTGCCGTTTTTTGTGCCACCCCGTTCATGGCGATCTGCTTTTCCTCGGGCGTCAGGTGGTCGAGGTAAAGCTCGGTGGTCTGGATCGAGCTGTGCCCCAGAATCTGTTGCAACTGGTAGAGGCTCAACGATCCGGTGCGCAGCGATTCCACGGCGAACAGGTGCCGCAGGTGGTGGAACGTGAACCGGTGAAACGCCACGCCTTCCCGTGCCGCTTTTTGTGCCACCCTGCGCACGGTCGCGGCAAACTGGGTGGGCACGTTTTTGAACCGTTCGCCGTCGCCATGCCAGAACACGAACGGGCTGCGCAGGAACGGAGGCTGACGGTCCAACACGGCCAGCG